ATGTGTAATTCATTCCCAGTACCATAGTCCCAAGAGAACACGGCTAAAGCACCTCTTAGTGGATTAACACCCCCTGAAGAAGTTCCTTCAGTTACGTTAAACTGACTAATGTCATCATTAAATATACTGTGGAATGCTATTGGCGTACCATCAGAGTACTTAAACTTAAGTATTGATGAAACATCCATACTACCGTTGTACTGAGCTCTAAAACCAGTCTCATTGTCTATCAACTTAGTATAAGCTGTTACATATAGATAATCAACCCCACCTTCATTAGCAACTATGAAATCACCAATAACTCTCTCAAACTCTAAGTGGTGTGGTTTACTATTGTGAGTAACTGTCAATGTCTCTATTTTAGCTCCAAGATCCCATTTTTCCACAAAAGTAAATGGAGAGGCACTCGTCACATCAACAGTAGCCTCACTAACTATAGCGCTTTGAACACCTGTTGAGGACCAAGATATAGTAACTATCTTATTTTCAGATATCGCGTGCAAACCATTACTACCTCTAAAATTACCAGCTGAATCCGTACCGATATCTTCTAACAATACAGATGTGTTCTTAGGAACCCAAGGGCTTAATGAAACTATATCTCTCACCTCTATATCGTTCCAAGCTCCGTTCGTAAAGAATATTCTACCACCATCACTACCTAGCGTAGCTGTAGCTATATCATTGTACTCTGGGTAAGCGTGTGGGTAAGTGTCATGAGCTGATAAAAATACAACTGTGTTTAAACCTGGGTCGTAACCAATTAAATCACCATTAGCTCCACTACCAAAACTATTTTTGTTAGTAGTATTCAAATAAACAACACAAGGTGATATCGCGTCTGCACAACTCCCATCATCACAAGTAGCTAGTGGGTTGTAGTTTGAAGAGTTTATATCAGTACACCCATATATACAGTATTCACAAGAACCATCGTCTAACGTTGCTAATGGGTTATAGTTTAGCGAATTTATATCAGTACATCCTAAAACAGGGTATTCACAACTCCCATCATCCAGGATAGCGTTTGGGTCATAGTTTAAAGCAGTCTCATCAGTACAACCACTAGCACACTCAGACAAAACAGGTTTAACAGTTAAACATTGGTCGTCTCTTTCTTTTCCATCAGTAGATATATCCCCAACTACACCTAAACCTTGAACGGAGAATTCTCTCTCATCTAAGTTGGATAAAGTGGTTGTTTCTCCTTTTATATCGCTAAACCACTTTCCTTCCTTTTCCTTAAATTCTAAAGTGCTTGCTGTTTGTTGATCAGTTGTTATGTTACCAATATACCACCCAGTTTTATCCCAAAGATTATAATAGTTACTATCATTTATGTCTTTAGTTATTTTTGCTTGAGTACCTTCGTAGTTTATACTACCATAACTCTTAACAACACTTGGGTTGTCATTAAATATCATCGTTACATTAGAGTCGTATTGTATTCCATAGAAGTTATTTCTAGTTTCATTTGAATGGTGTTGCCACATTTCTCCGTCGGAAAAAGTGTAATATTCGTTGTTTAAACTAACTCCATTTTCTGGTAAAAACGATTTAAAACTAATCCACCCACCTGCTTGTTCACTAAAACTAAGTGTAACTGCTGAATTGTAGTATGATACCCCGCTTCCTTTCTCCGTGAAATCACCTTTTTTAAAGTTTTGCGCAGTTCTAAGTACTTGTATCCCACTTCTATCAACAGCTATCGGTTCGTTTATGTTTATTGTTGGTTCAGTTGTTATCGCATCATCTTCACAATCTACACAGTCAGGAGCTTTGTCCTCTACAGCACTAACAAGTGTATTATCCTCAACAGGGTACAATCCTTTTATGGTTATATTATATATGGATTTTCTATCATCAAAAGAACCTAATACACTTTGTGTTAGAGGGTCTAAGTTGTCAGCAAACCAATCTTTCATACCTTTGTCTGATATGTTGGTTAATCCATCTCCAGATAACCTTAAAACAGCTCCACGAGCTCTATCTGAGAAGTACAATCTACCAGCGTCACTCGCGAAAGACTCTGGATTTGTAGATATACCATATTCTCCTGCGAAAGGAATAGCTGTACCTAAAAAGTTTTTTGACAAAGCAACGTTAGAACTCCCGTCAGCATTAAACAGAGCATCTTTATCAGCCATAACCTTCATTATCTTGTCCTCGTGCAACACAACTATATTTGTATCCCTAGTGTGTAGTTTTTGTATACTACCATAGCTAGGGTTTAGAGTTTTAGTTATTGATTCTGCTTGAATGAATTGGTTTAATTTATTAATACCACTTGTTGAATTGTAAATACCAGAGTGTATTAACCCAGTCTTAATTCTCTCTTCTCTATATTTTTCAGCTAACACAGACGATGCTTTTACTCCTTTGTCTATATATGTTTGGTTGTAATCATCTCTAATCCTATTGGATTCAATTCCATTTCCAAAAGCATAGCAGTTAAACCAAGGAAGCGTTACCGTTTGGTTATGTGGCGCTAAACCAGTGTTTGGACTTGAGTCTCTTAAAGAGTATACGTCAAAAGTTGAACCAGTGTTTACGCTAGATGCAACTAACCTAACAACCCCACCATCTTTACTCGTGAATCTAATTACATCACCGATAGCTATATTTACGTTTGTTGATGACGTTAGTGTTACTGTGTTTGCACTCCAACTACTAATCTTAGTCGAAGCACCTACAAAGGGTGAGGTTTCATTTTCAACAATAGAACCAATAGCAGCGTATTGTTCATTTGTAGCTGAATTTATAGATAATGGGTAAGCTTGAGAAATCTCGTAATATATATCTAATCCAATATCTTCTTTTGGTTCTGTTTCCCATATAGAAGGGTTGTCGCTAGACATTTTTTCTGGATCATCAGTATATGGCTCTAGAAATTCTACGTTGTGAAAGTACTTAGCGTGATTTCTGTAATCAGATATAGAACCCTGTGCACCTATATTATTAATAACCGCACTAGCAGTTCCTCCAGCATTTGGAGTGTTACCATAACCATTGGTAGCATGTGGTTTACCTGCTCTCCAACCTAACTCTTTTCCATAAGTAATACCATTAATAGTACCGTGGTCTTGTGTTCCAACTGGGTTGTATCCACTCGCTCCATACCCAATACCAACACCAGGTGTATCTAACCTAGATACTCTTGAATAAAACCGCTCTCTATTGTTACCATCTTCATCATCCTTTGGTGCATCGCTCCAATTGTGATGTCGTCCATATATATGATTATGATGGTCAGGGTCACTTTGGTAAGAAATCTCATCAACTACATAAACATCTTGATCTGGGTCTTGTTTAAACCTAAACAACTGCCCCACCGTCCTCATCTTGCTTAAAAAATCATTTACCTCAGAGCTCTTAGCGAATTCCTTACCTGATGAAACTCCTAAGTCAATATATCTCCCATTACCCCATATACCCCTACCGTGAGTTGGGTGATCAAAAGATGATCTATTACACGAGCTACCACCATCCTTTCTATCACCCCTAGTGTTACCAGCAGCGTCAATAAATACCATATTAGTACTATTCTGCCACCAATGTTTAACGTTGTTTCTAACTGGACACCCACCACCATTAGAGTCCCTTATAGTCCCGTTACCACTAGTAAACCATAAGTCTGCTGTATCTTGGTTATCACCGAAGTCCCATTCAGTGTTCATACCAACAACCTCCCAATTCGCAAAAGGTGATGGAGCGCTTGTTGCCATGCTATTGTTTGGGAAATTGAAGTATCGAAGTGGGTATGATGATGTAACTACGTACTCTGTATTTGTTGTTTTTAGTAAATTATTCAACAAAACCAAGTCTTTGTATATCTTAACGAAGAACCTACCGTCAAACTCAGGTTTATTTTCTACCTTATGCTCTGCTAATTCAACTGATAAACCGTTTATTATACCACTAACACTTCCGTCAGACGAAGCAAACTCTACGTCTTCTTCAAACCTACCATCAATCCTTATTTTGTAATAACCACCGGAGGCGCTACTCGCGTGTTTATTGACTTTATACCAATTTGACTTACTACCTGCATTACTTACAAGCCTGATCCTTAAGGATGAATCGTTCGATATTTTAATTAGATTAGTTATGTCAAACTCATCACTCCACTTGTTTTGAGACATGTAAATGAGGTTTCTATCTAAAAAAGGAAAACCAGTACCGCTAGACGTACCTATAATAGTCTTACTGCCATTATTAGAAACAGACCCAAGTTCTTTAACTGTTGTTTTCACAAACTCAGGAGCATCATTTGATATTGCTAGAATTTTATACCTAGCCTCATCAACAACAGGTTTGTTAGTGTCGTGTTCTTTTTTTAGTATTAGGAAAGTATCTTCGTCAACTTTGTTTCGAGATGAAGATTGGAATGATAACCATATGTTACCATCCTCAGCGTTGTACCACCTATCCATAGCCATGTTGTAATACTCATTAGAAGTTTCTTTTACAAACAACTTCCATGTAGTGGCCCAATCTGGTGGTCTAGAACCTATGGTTACATCTAATTTATTCAAGGTGCTAGCATTAACCTTTTCAACTTTTAAAGTACTAAGCTCCGTATCACCAGCTAAAACAGGTGTTTCACGTCCATACTCATCTCCGTATACTACTCCAATTTGATACGTTCTAAGGGATTTGATTGATTTTCCTGGAGAAGGGAACCCTTCTAAGTTGTCTAATCCGTTTAGCGGATCACTTGATGTTCCATGGGGTGCGTTTAAAGGTGCGTCAACACTGTTTAGTGTAACTGTTATTTTGGGTTTTATCTCAGAATCTTGACTACTAGCTGTCAAGTCGTAATTTTGCACATAATTACCGTACACAAGTCTATTGGCACTTATCTCTTGAGCTAAAGCTACTCTAGGCACATTATCCCATTGTCTAAGTAATTGGTTAGCGGGAAGGGTAGCATGTATTAACTCTGATTTTAACTTGAATTCACCCCTACCTGAAGAAGTACCTGGCCACAATGGATCTTCATCTGTAGCTTTAATAGTTTCTACAGTATATATGTTAGGCGAAACAGAATCTTTATATAAAATATCTATCTCTATAACATCTTGCGGTCTAAGAGAATCCTCAACTACGTAATCCTTAATCTTTAAACTTCTAAGGTTGTTGGTCATACCTAAGTTATAACCTTTCTTAGCCAAGAAGTCATAGTCACTAGGTAAAAAAGCTATCTCAGACCACGGTGAGAATGTTGAGTACTCCCCGTCTTCATATTTATATCTACTAGCAAATCTAACGAATTTATGTTCAAACAATGGTTTTGATTGCTCTAACCTAGCAAACCACTGTTTTTGTTCTGTGTCTATAGCTTCTCTATCTATACTTTGTATTCTAAAGTTATATGTTCCTGAGCTAGGTACTCCACCACCCGGTCCAGTTACATTAATCACAGTTGCTCTAACATCGTGTTCAGTAAAACTATCTTCATTAGCATCTGGATCTTGAGAAAATATAATTATATCTCCAACCCTCCAATCAACAGGTCCAGCAAAAGATAAACTACCAAAAGTATCCCCCACTTTTTTAACTTCAAAGGTATTATTTAAGAATGAATTAAAAGCGTTTGTACCAATCATGTTGGTGGTAATAGAGCTAATGGCGTTAACAGCCCCAGTAGTTGGGTGCAACCTACTATCTTCTGTACTTGACATTTCTAGCGTAGGTGGTGTTAAAGGACCTTTTCTTATAACCGTTATGTTTTCTTCACTAACATACCAAGGTTCAGTTGCAGTCCTTGACTTTACTCTTAGACTTTGTTTTACGTCTGGTCTAGTGGTTAATCTAGTGTGAAACATGTCATTATCACCATCATATATACTTATTGATGGAGAATACTCCTCGCTACCCCCAGTACCTGATATTGATCTTTTTATGTTTATTTTCTTTGGCTCAGTGTGATTGTCTGTCCAAAACAACATACCATCTATTATGTTGATACCGGTTATTAACCTATCCTTATTAAAGTTTAAAACTCTATCTGCTGTAAACGAAACGTAGTCACCTGTTTCCGATGTTAATAAGTGTGGTTTTTGATCTTTCAAAACAAACACATTCCACTGATCAGTGCCAGCCCAATATGTTAAGTTGTTTACATACATCGGTGTTTGGTTAACACCATCAATATTACCATAACATTTCATACCTGGTCTAACACCAGTCGTATTAGAAGTATCTCCATTAGCACTAATATGAAAGTGATCTAAAGGATTACCTCCGTGGTCATCACTAGATAGAGTTGTTACAACAGCATATTGATCTACAAACACATATTTAATAACGCCAGACTTAGCATCATACTCTAATATATAATCCTTCCACTTACCAACAGTGTTAGAATTATCTTCCGCGTAGAAGTCAGGTCCAGCTACTAACCAGTATATTTTATCCTCTTTATCATGAGCTATTGAAGCAACACAAGTACTACCCGCTGGAACGACACCTAAACCAACAAGTGTATTACCCAAGATTGTTTGAGCAGCACCAACGTCTGATCCGTCTGATGCTGATATCTGGAGATTTAACGCGTCTCTATATTCTCCTGGTGGTATAATTCTCTCATCAAAATCTTTGTTCATTTTGCTTTTTGAGAAATTTCGAGTAGACTCTGGCATGTACTAGTGTTTTATTTGTTTAGACTTACCTCTCATAATCTGGGTAATTTCTTCAATTTTAATATTTGATAATCTTAATTTAGCCGTTCTAACTGCAGCAAATCTTTCTTTCTTAAACCTAGCAACTAAATACTCTTGTGTATTTGCTCGTGTAGCTAAAATAGCGTGTGCAATCCACTTGTACATAGCTTCTTCAGCAAACTTATGTACCTGCATCTCACCGTCTGTACCTAGACTATCACTTATGTATTTTAATGTTATATTCTTACCACTTATATTTGAGCTAAAATGAATATTCCCTTTTAATTCATCAATGTAGAACGATCCATTGTTTTGAGCGTATTGTGGGTCTAACCCATATCTACCACTATCATAAGCAACTCCATTTTCATCATCATAATCATAACTTTGATTTTGGTTTGTCGAGGTATTTGATTTGTAACCTGCCCAAGTATCTGATTCACTTTGTGTGGCTAGATTCGTTCCATTATAAGTGTAATCCCCATTAGCATCTTGTGATATAGCTGATGGATTTGATGTTTTTGATGCTGGATATAACACGTGTTCAATACCAGCACCATCATTCCAAGTTAATTTAACGTAGTTAACGTAGTCATGTGGTAACATCATTGTTAGTGATGGTGGCAATTCAATTTCTTGAGACTTGATAGATTTCAGCGTATCAAAACTAAGTTCTTGAAGAGCTCTCATTGCATGAAACTTTATGTCTGCTCTGTTTATTTTACTTATAATTTTATCCTCACCAACGTATGCCACTGTGAAATTACTAATTATATCATCTAGTGATACAAACTGATAATACCCTAGTGAGCCAGCTGTTCCCTCGTAATAATCTTGTTGTGTTGTAGTTAATAATCCCATTTATTTATTGTTTTTCTGATTGAACCTGCTTTGCGGTAGCTTGTCCAGCTAACTGAGCTAAACCTGGTTTGTTTATCACTATACCAGCTAACTCTAGTATTTTATAAACTAATTCCGATTCCTCTGAAGCGTGTAATTCAAAGTTAACAGATATTGCATTATTGTACAAGGCTTTTTCATTAACAACTATATATGCCCATTGCACTCGGCTAGGTTTACGAATATAGTTACATGTGATATCTGATAAGATTGGCTCTACTCTCAATGTGGTAGCTGTTTCTCTAGTGTATGCTGGGTAAGATGTTGTTGGTTTGGTTAGTGGTGATTTTAATATATATACCATCTCAGTTTCGCTAACCATCTCAACCTCAGTAACACCGTTACCGGACATTACCAAACCTATTCTATATAGGTCAAATGGAAGTGAAACTCCAGTAGCTGTTGTTGACAGTGTTGAGCTAACAGCTTTAAATGGAGCTATCTTTTCCTCTAACATCTCTACCGGGTTAGATACTTCGGTGGCATTTTTCAACTGTCTATCAGCTTGATTTATATCATAAAAATATTGTTCGAATATTTCCATTTGAGCTTGATTAGCCAATAGGTTAAATTCTTGAGGCGTTATATAACCCCTCTGCTCTTTATTAGCTAGTACCAAAACCCTCTGATATACCGTATCTACATTTATCATTTGTTATTTCTTTTTATATGGGAACTTTTTGTTTAAAGCTTTTTTCCTCCCACTACAACCACAATCTTTTCCAGTAACTTTAGAAATTACGTCTGTTACTTTTTTAAGTCCGGTTGCTTTTGTTATTTTCTCTATTGAGTCACCTAATCCTTTTGATTCCATTAAAATTGTGTTTTATAGCTCTATAATTACTTATAAAGTCATTATGTTACTATGGATAATAAAAAATAGCCACCCCGAAAATCAGAGTGGCTATCCTTAATTAATATTTGTTACTTCAATTGCTTCTCAACACTCGAGTAAACTGCCATTCCTTCATCTGTCTTAAACCACGCTGCTAGTGCAGAGTATGGGTGCTCGTTAAAAGGTACTGTCATTAAACTTCTACCAGTTGATATCCAAGTAAAGTTTCTTTGATCTTGCGAAAGTCCTATGATACCAGCCTCAACAGCTTTAACACCAACGTTTCTTAAATGCACGTTCTCGTCATTAGCAAGCTCTATGAATAAAACGGGGTTTCTTCTAGCAAACATAAGCAAATCTCTCTTAAGTTCTCTAGAACTCATCTTAGATACGCTAGATCCCATTTCAACTCTTAATATAGCTTCAGCCATATCGACATCCATACTTTGAGCTGCGTTTAGCGCTGCGATCTCCATTTCTAAGTACTCTAAATCTCTATCAGCATTCTTAACAACATCTAACTCTTGGTACAACACATCTTTGTGTGGGTGGAATATAGATAACATTTTCTGTAGAGTTTGTTTATTCCTAGGTACAGTTAAAGTACCATTTCTAAATACTACGTGCTCTAATTTAACATCACCTTTAAACTCATCTACAAAGCAAGTTTTTTGTTTTGCTGCGTATTGAAATTCTCTTTCATAACCTTTTTCTTCATCAAAGAAATAAATATTCCTAGTTTTCAAAGCTCTACTGATAGGGGTTTTACCGTCTTTTAGAAAGTAAACTCTATCTTTAATCTCCCAGGATGGTTTCTTAACTTCGATTTTAATTGGTTTTGGGGTCTCCATAATAGGAGTTTCCATAATTTCTTGTGTAACAACTGTCTCCTCGACAGCCTCTTCTTTTTTTGCTTTTTTAGCCATAATATAATATAATAATAATTAGTAAAATAAAACCATCCCCATATTTCAGGGGACGGTTTAATAATAAGGTATTGTTTACCCTTTGATTAACATAAAGTTGTTAGCTCCTTGAACTACTAAACATCTTTCAGATAAGAAGTGCATCTCCATAGCATCTAAATCAGAAGTAGAAGCTCCAACAGAACCAGTAGTCCATGTTTTCATCTTTCTGTCTTCCATTTGAGAAGCTCTGTATCTTACGTGTAAGAATGGTCTCTTCAAGTTTTTACCAAGGTTTTGGTCATAAACTGTAGAAACACCCGCAGGGCAGATAAGTCCTTTGATAGCACCTAAACCATTAGAAGCATCACCAGTAGCAACATCAATCACACCACCTCTTGTAGCTTTATCGTTTAAGTATTTCCAGTCAGACTTGTAGAAATCGTAAGATCCACGTCTGAAACCATCAAAACCTAAGTTCAATGCCATTTCAGCTTCATTGTCAAACACACCATAAGAAGCGTTTGCGCCAGGTCCAGCTAAAGCAGAAAGCATATCATCGATACCGATAGACTGAGCTCTCTGTAAGAACATCATGTTTTCTTCAATAGAACCTTGCTTATCAAACTCAGCTAAGATGTTGTTGAAATCAGTTAAAGCAGAAACTTCAGTAGTAATGTTACCTCTGTTTTCAACAGCAGAGAATAAACCTTCAGTACCAGCTGTTCCAGCTCCATTAGCACCTAAAGCAGCGTCTAATTGTGTACCTGAAACTAATTCAGATTCAACCATAGTCATTTCTAAGTAATCTGTAAATCTAGTTCTAGTATCACCAGCAGCCTTCAAGTACCATAAGTAACCTGATTGACCGTCTTCACCAGAAATCTCAACCCATCCAACTGCAGAAGCATCAGATCCAGAAACCTCGTACTTATCTTTTAAGATAATTGGCTTGTTAGAGAAAGACTTGAACTTCGGAGCATTAGCACCATCTCTTCCAGTATCACCTTTCTTATACTCAGAACCAAATACGAATAAACTAACATCACCAGATGTTGGTAATGTACCATTGTAAGCGATTAACGTAATAGTAGCAGCAGGTGTTGCAGCATTTTTCTCAACTGTAGATACATAGGCTTTAATTGTCAAAGCTGCAGTTGATAAAACCACTGTATCACCAACTCTAATACCGTGGTTAACACCCGCAGTGTGACCATCAATATCATTAGTAATAGTAAATACACCATTAGCACCAGCCGTTGCCACGTAGGATAAATGTAATCTACCTTGCTCAGACCAAACAACTTGGTCAGCAGTCATAGACTCTTCAGCCCCTACTTTAGATAAAAATCCAGCTACAGTTCTGTTTCCAAAAACTTCAGCCTCTTTTTCCATAAGGTCTGGTAAATATTGTTGTGCCCAGGAAGCTCCTGATGCAGATGCGAAGTCGATATAATTCGAGCTAAGCGTTTGTTTTACTGGAGAAGGTACCGAGTTAAGGTTTGCTCCAGGGTTTAAATTTGCCATAATTTTTTAATTTTTTTAATTATTTTTTGTTTTTAATTTTGAACTTGTAAGACGAAGAGTTGTCACCAAGTACTTTTACAGTCATACCTCCAGTTGTTACCTCTCCACTATGTGCTTGTCTAGGTCCCATGTTAATGTTCTTAGAGTTTTCTACACTAGCTTTTAAAGCATCAGCCTTCCCTTGTTCGTAAAAGTGATTAGCAATCATATCTGCATTATTTGCGGTATATAAAGCTTTGTGATACCCACTAGCATCATCTAACATGTTTTCGTTATTCAGGAACTTCCCGATGAAATTTGTTATATCAGCTTGCGATTCTTTAATTTTACCCGCATCCTTTACGTTTAATCTGAATTTTTTGTCACCGACTTTATATTCAAAACCTTTGAATTTTTCAGTGAAAACAGAATTAGTCTGTTTGTTAAATGCAGATTTTTGTTTCTCAGAAAATGATTGTCTTTCTTTTTCCTCTTTGTTATACCTATTGAAGAAATCAATTGCCTTCTGCTGATCACTTGTCAGCTTGCTTCCAGCTTTAACATCTTCATAATATTTGGACTTTAACCCGTCCAGGTGGTTTTTAGCCTCAGCAACTTGCTCTTTTAAGGCTAATTTTTTTCTTTTAATATCGCTTTCCTCATCAATATCAGCGTCAAACGAGAACTTATCCTCCATTAAGAAGTTAATCTCTCCACTGTCTAAATGTGGTTTTGTGGATTTGTAATATTCTTTTAATAAATCAATACTATCTAACTCTGAATAATCTTTGTTTAAGTTAACATAATCATTTAAGTCACCACCTGTTTCTTCCATGAACTCTTTAACTTTAATTAAGTTTTCTGGTAATGTTACAATATCGCTAGCTGGTGGTTCTACCATGTCCTCTGGTTTTGTAATGTCTATTGGAATATCTTCAACCGGTTGGTCTTCACTTGTTATCTCTTCGACAACGTTAACCTCTTCAGTAGTATTATCCTCTAACTCCTTAGGATCAACAACTGGTTTTGATAAATCTACTTTCGTTACATTTCCATCCCCATCTGTTTTAACCGATGGACTTGGCGCTTTGACTTTTGTTACGTTGTCAATAGGCTTGTCTTTGGTGATATCATCACCATCTTTCTTTTTGTCTTCCATAATATAATATAATAATAATTGTTGTTTTTCTTATCTAGGTCCAAATCCTCCAGAATTAACTCCGCCGTTTAAAACGTCATTACCTGATGACTCGAAATCCTTTGGTTTACCACCATTGTTCTTTTGATCTATCATAGCTGATTGTTGTGAAGCTTGCATTTTAACTCTTTGATCTTTTCTATCTTCCTTATACTCGTCTTTATTGTTTGCCCCAGCAGCATCCATCTTCCTAAGCCTCATGTTTATTTCAAACTCATGATCCATCAACCCTCTCTTAACTTCGGCTTCAGTATTTAGTAATTGAGTTTTAAAACCTGTCTTTGCTTCTTCTAATTGTATTTGAGAAGCTGTTAAGTCTTGTTGTTTCTTGACCTCTGCTGCCGCAGCTGCTTCTGATGCTTTAGCGTTCGCATCTGCTTGAGCTGCCATATTTTCTTGCTCTGCTTTTTGTTTTAAATCAGCTCTCTTCTTCCTACGTATCTTAAGCATTTGATTTGCTAGCTTAAGGTTCCTAACCTCTCTTAAATCTATAGCGTCTTCTAAGTCTATCAACTGTTGTGATAAAGCTTGTTGTATATTGTTTTCGACTAATTGCCTCTCTTCGTCATCCGGTGTTAACTCTATAAATATACCAAAATCATATAGATGTAGGTTTTGCATTTCTTCCAACGTAGCTACATTGTGTCTACCTATTTGATGGATAAAAGCTTCCTTGGTTGGAGAGTACTCTATGATATCAGATATCCTAAGTGAAAGCATTTCGCAAACCTCAGCTGTTAAAAACAATCCAGATTGTAATATATGTCTTGTTGCTGTATTAGAGTTTGCCGCTGCCATCTTCTGTATCCCAACTAACGACTTAGCATCTGGAGTGCTAGCGTCTCTTGCTTCATTTAAACCAGTCACATCTCTGATCATTTGCAGGTAGTAATTGTAAGTCTGTATTAAACTCTGTAGTTTACCACCACCGTTACCACTAGATATTTCTTGAATAGGTATCTTACCAGGATTCATATCCCCATCACTTGTGAAACTTCTACCAATAACAGAACCTGTTTGGAAGAACATGTTTAACGCTTCTTGTGGATTATAGTTCGTACCATTACCTAAATCGATTTCAGCTAGACCATCTGCATCTAAATACACTCCATCTGGAACCATTCTAGATAGTACTTGTTGTAACTTTAAATGTGTCAGCTGGATCATATCAGCAAATCCAGTTATTCTACCAACTAAAGATTCAATCCTACCCTTATAAACTCTTGGAGCAACTATAGAGTAGTTCATTCTAACTTTAGTAAAGTCACTTTTCTCACGCATCATGTTGTCAGACCTCTCCCATTTAATAAGTCTATCAGTACCTAGTATTAAAGCACCTTCATATACAACTTCAATAGACCTATGTAATTTTGTGAAATTACCATCCATATCTTCAGGTGGGTTAAAACTATCATCTTTACTTATAGCCTTCTCACCTCCAGTACCGGTTTTCTTAACTTTATAAACCTCGTTCATATAGGTTTTGTAATTGAAGTATAAAACTTGGACTTTATTATTATCCATAGAGTTAGACGCTTGGTTCTCATAAGACCTTCCACCTCCACTCTTAACTATATCTTCTAAATCCTCATGCTTTAAGTGCGGGAACTCCTTAACCAACTCATTAATCGGAATTGGCTTAACCTCCCCAACATAGTATATATCTTCAAAATAAGGTGAATCAGTGTAGGAATAAACTAGGTTAGCTGGGTCAACATACTCAACTACAGCTCCCTCAGATGTATTGAATGTTGTTTTTACAGCGCCAATACCTAATACCGTTAAATCATAAAAGAACCTTCTCTTTATTAAATCGTACTTACTACCATCTAAAAGAACGTTTAAAGCTTGCTCTTCCGCTATCTCTACTTGTTGCTTGTAATTAAGTTGCATGTGTAATTCTAACTCATCTTTAGAGTCAGGTAATTCTTCTGGAGGTGTACTTGCTAGATCTACGTTTAAAGATTCTTTAGCCGCGGCATCAAACTCTTTAAGCCTCATATCTTTTAGTATACCCTCCATATACTCTGTCCTCTTACTCACTCCAAATGGATCCTGTGAATAAGCTTTTATATCGTATGTTCTATCTGAAATACCATTAACAACTATATCTACAAACTTTGATATAATAGGTACTGGTTTCCAATCTAAATTCAAATATGATAAATCACCATTTATAGATAACTCATTTTTATACTTCCTAATATCTTGTTCTCCCCTAGCATATAACCTAAGCTCGTGAAAGCTTTTAATGTTATTAGTAAACCTATTACGCCCGTTGCTATTGTCAAACCACTCAGCTTCTATGGCTTGAGCGATGGACAACCCGTAGTCATAACTAGATTTCTCTAGATCGCTAACGACTTGACTTGGAAAATAATTTCTTACAACAGACTCTGCCATATTTATTTTTGTGTTATTATTGTTGATGTTCCTCCAGTATTATCATACCTTGAGATACTAATATTTAGCTGTGGTTTCTCCACTTTTGCGCTAGGCGAGTACAGATGTCTGTTACAAGCCATAATTGCATACCCAGAGCTGATAGTGGCATCATGCTTTGTTCTCTTAGTTATATCAAACCTACTCCAGTCATTTAGAGTGGCATTAAAGTACATAGTCCCATAGTTTCCGTTTTCTTTAGCCCCTATGTGCTCTTTTATATGCATTTCAATTGCAGCTGCATGCGCGTGTATTATATCTTGACTTGAAGAAGGTATACCTCCAACCTCTTTTTCAGCAACCGATAGTTTGTTCCAAACTTTATCTGGCCTATTCATACTAAACCCCCTGTAACCTCTTCTCCTCAAGTAGTACAGTAAACGTGGTTTGTTGTTCTCAGCTAGCAGCGGCATACCATAAAAAGCTATAGCCATCAACACATCTTCAAAAAACATCTCAGCAGTTTGTGGTCTAGCTAAGTACTCTAAGAAAAACTGAGAAGGTGGACAATCTTCCATGCTAAATGTGGTTAACCCATGTAAAGCTCCTTTCGAACCCTTACCGTCAACAGTTCCTGATATATCGTAACTATCACAACCAAAAGCTCCCATGTGCTCGTTACCTGGGTACCTAACTCCATTTTTCATGTGGTAGTTGTTCTGCAGGTGGCTAGGTGGAACCCAACTCACTTTAAACCTACCTTTTGGATCTGGATAGAATGTAACCTTACTATCTTTTATACCGTTCCCCCATTGAAAATTACCTTGAGTAACTACAGAGGAATTTCCAATTCCCTCATTGTAATCTATTTGCTCGTATATTTTAACTAAGTTGAATATAGAGTTTTTAGATTCATCTCTAAAAGCGTGCTCTTCTGACCTTGGGAACTGTCGGTAAAATTCGTTTAAACCATCCATGTCATCCCTAAGTCCATCCGCTTCGTTCTCCCAGTGCTCAATAACACCTGTTTCTATAATATCTCCCAGTGGACCTATTGTTTCTACCGTAGGTGTATCGAATACAGGGTGACCGTACTGATCAATAAAACCCTCATAGTTCCACTCCATTGGTATAAATAAAGAATATAAACCAGAACTAGTCTGCCCATTCTTATTTCGTTTGTTAACGTTTGAAGATGTATATAATTTCTTGAAATTTAAACCACCTTTGTCCAAAGCATTAGAAGTAGAACCCATCATACACTTACCAGTTATTCTAGCACCTAATCGTAAACAGGTTTTTGTAACCCTCCAGTTGTTTAAGATATTATTTGGTGCCTCCCATTTTCCACTCTCATCATGTACTAGTAATACTAGTTTTTCACCATCATAACTATTATCACCTGTATTCTTCCAATCTATAGTTGTATCAAGCCCTTCCATTATCTCAACAGGCTCAGATGATCTCATCTTTTTCTTCGTAAGCTTACTAGCTGGAACTCTATACGCTAATTCTGTTTTAGGCCTATCCATACCGTCTTGAATAGGTTTGAAGAAGAATGGATAATTAACGCTAATAGGTACAACTTTGTCAGTAAACATTTTTTTAGCATCTTGCCCTGTTTTTGACAATATACCATATCTACTATCGCTTGATATAGTTGCTTGGTTAACGATTTCATTAGAACCCATGAAGGAGAACCCAGAACGTCTATTTTTAAGGTAGCACATTCCATAACACCTAGTGTCAGCTTTACACCCCTCCCAGAATATATAAAACAATCTATTAGCTTCTCTAAAATCAGCTTGTCCAACATCAATCTTTGCCCACTGTAAATACATGTAATGTGCACCTGTTATGTATGTACCAACTCCTTTGTTCATAAACCAGAAACCCTCGTCTCTCCTTTTAAACTCTTCGTCTATATAATCAATCCAATCATTTTTAAAGGACTCTGGCTGCGACTCCCAGTCAAATATACTCTTAATGTTTTTTAACTGCTTAGGGTACTCGAAACGTGTCCATTTTTGGTCATGAGCTTTGTTTGATATACTGTGGGTTTTTTTAGGTTGCTTAGGTAAAGCTACATGAAAACCATTTATACTATATATCTCCCCAATCTGACCAGTCTTAGATATTACAACTATATCGTGTTCTTTGTTGTAACCATACTTCCAAGACTTAGAGGCATTAAGTTTATTAACAGTTGTTCTTTTTAGTGGTTCAACTACTTCGTATAAGGCTTGTTTATAAGCCATTATTTCTTAGACTTTTTCTCTGCAAAACCTGTGAAAGAAGTTGTTTTATCTTCCTTGGGTTTTCCTTCCAAAGCATTCTCTTCATCTTGTATCCTATTGAGTATCTCAAAAGCATCAAAGATTGCGAGTTTTTTAGTAGCAGCAGCGTTTTTAAGTCTGTCTGCTGTAATATCGTCTCCACTATCAACAATAGCTGCCTTTGCAACCTTAATGAGTTCTTCGACCGCATCACGCCCAGCTTGGATTATATTCTTCTTCGTCTCCCTTGTATTCATATTTAATTGTAATAAAATTGTTGTAGACTCTATAAAGTCTCTTTCCATCTATAATAAACTCGTATTCAGAATCTGGTTTAAAACCAACTAAATCACCATTTGCGAAACCCTCATTACTGGAGTACTTAACCACTCCAACTAAAGGTCTTTCGACATCCAAGCTTAACTCGTCCGTTGATTTTATTGGTTGAACGAAGCAGAAGTCTCCCACCGGCTCGTATTCACCATCTCTCTTCCTAAGGAATATTTGTTCTACATCTAAAGCATACAGATCTTCGCTTATATAGTTCCTACTGTTCTTCTCCTCCCCTCTTATGTTGTGCCACCGTCTAAAAACATTGTGATGTACTGTTAGTATATCGCCTATTTTAATGTTATAACTATTAACCCTTGGTAACCCAACTACTTCGGCTTCTCTATTTACAAATTGATGATTAAAGACCTCAGTATTTAAAATGAGATCTTTATCACCAACCTTCTTTGTGTTGTTATAACGATTTCCTAGAGGCTTTACTATGAAATCATATACACTATCCATTAGTACTCTAAGTTGTACTCTACAGAAACAGCCATGTTTTTACTGAAGTCTTTCCACTGCATGACTTCCTTGTCTTTCCTTATGTATATCGAGTACTTATCTTTCTCCTCAACTATATCACAAATAGTATGTCCACCGTAAACACCTTGGCCAACAGCGTAGTGCATTGCATCACTTTTATACTCCTTCCCTATAGTTATCTTTCTAATTAGCCCCGCCATCTTCCTCGTATTTTATAGTACCATCTTCTAAGTTAATATCTATAGAACCATATTGATTCTGAAACTCAGATCTTAACAATGCTAACTCGTCTTGATGACCAGCAACCGCATGCAGTACTTGATGTTTTTGTGTCTCTAAAATACCAACCCTGTGTTGAGTTTGATTCAGGTCGCTAACTATCTTCTTAGCTTTCTCTAATTGTTCTGTTGTAATCTTTTCAGCTCTAGATTTTAATTGTTTAATCTTAGCTGTTGTACTGTCTTTCTTTTTACCCATTTTATTTAATTTAATTTAATTTAACTATTTTTTTGTTTTTTCTAAAGATCGACCACCAAAATAAGCACCGATCACCGTTATTAATACTATTTGTAATAAGTCTGTCCACTTAGGTTCAACTATAAACTTTATTGTACCAGCGTCAATGAATATCATTAAAACTGTTGATACAACTAAAAAAGCTAAAACTAGTGGTCTTATATTTTTAGCTAACCACGAATCAGAGTTCATATCAGCTTCCCAGCGAGACGTAACTTGCTTCTCCATCTCTATCTCATAATTACTTATAAGCTCCTTTATTTTTAACTCAGCAGCAAGTTTTTCTTCTTTAGAGGTGTGTAGGTCATCTATGATACCACCTACACTTTTAACAAGTTCGGTTGCTCCAGAGGAGAATATGTTGCTTAGAATACTCATCTTTTTTTGTTGCTAGCTTTCCGCTTATTTTGTGCGTCACTAATGAAGTCATTAATAGTTGGTACTGAACCATGATGCTCGTCATTCATAAACCTCATATGCTCGTCTTCTTGCTTATCTTTTGATTCTTCATTATTTGTCAAAGTAGTTGCATCTCCATCTTCATATGCTATTTTTGCATCATCACTAGCAGTTTTTGAGTTTGGTTTTTTCATTAAATAATCCGTAGATTTAACCGCTTCTTCATTTTGACTCTTTAGAAAGTCATCTTGCTTTTTCTTAAGAGCTGTTTTATGTTGTTCAGACCCCTCTGTCATTGGGAATTCATTCTGTTTATATGCCATTTTGTATTATTTGTATTATTTTATTATGCTTTAGTCCAATATGCATACTCAACCACTACATCTGCTGTATCAGCTATCATACCTAAGCCAGCTGCTCTATCTAGCGGTACGAAAGCAGGTTCTCCTGGGTTTAATCTACCAAAAGCCTCACCAGCGGCATTGGTTATCAAAACGTGGTTAGTGTCGTCTGTATTTTTCAAGTACACATACACCGTTCCAGGTGACCCGCTCGCTATAATAACTTGTAAGGGTGTTGTTGGTATAGACATGCGTGAAACTCCAACTGAAGGCTCTGTCGTTGTTAGTATATCTGTGATAGTTAAGCTTAGTACGTCACTACTAGTATCAGAACTTAATAATGTAATTGTAGGTGTTAATGTTGCCATTTTTTAATGTTGTTCCCAAGGAAAGTCTTTGCTACCTTCTGGTAGCCATTCTCCTTGATAGTTAATAAATCCGTCTTTTCGCTCGTATGATTCCCCCATCCACGTTAACGAGTTATCTGTATAAGATAGTTTACCCGTTTTCATATCCACCTGGTGCTTCATCTCATGCATAAGTATCATTCTCTCGTGCTCACAACCTGGTTCGATCTTATCACTAATAAAAATACTACCATCGTTATTAGCTTCTCCATCGATACCCTTACCCAGTTTCTTTCTATATATGGATGTTCCGGGTACTGATAAACCTACGGTCTTACCATGGTTAGTATTAAAAGTACTCTTTTTGGTGGCTTTGCCTCTAGGTAGTTTAAATGCCATGGTCTTCGTCTTTTAACATATCATCTATAGCTTTGTTCATTACTTTATCAGTATATGTTTTGTTTTTGTAAAATACGTTTCTAAAGGATATAGGTAGTTGTTCATCTCCCAATAGTACTTTGTATATTCTGGTAATCATAGTTGCAGCTTTAAATGAAGTTTTAAATATAGAGCCTATACTTTTTTTCCTATCACCTTGTCTCCACACTTCTATCCAACCGTTTCTCCTAAGCCTCTCCCACCTATTCTTATCCCAATGCATCGTGTAAACTCCATCAATAAACTCTTTCCTAGAAAACCTCTTCTTACAATCTAAGTATATAAGTAGTTCTAAATCCGCATCTGATAATCCATATGTCTTACAAGCCCACTTTCTAGTTAACCTATAGTACTTAAATATATTTGCATCTCTAAGGTCTGAAACCGACAATCTCATGTATTAAACAACCCCAGATTCATAGGTTATAGCGGTAACCCTCATTAAAACCTCTTTCCCTGGTACCATATCCATAACATTGTCACCAGGTACATCGGTTGCTAACAGGTTTATAATACCATTTACAACACTCCTCTCCCAACCACTACAGGTTAACTTAACGGTACTAGTGTAATTTGTGTGTGAGTGCTGATTTCTAAGTAATGGCTCAAAGTATATATATACGAAACCATCAACACTCTCAATCCCAACTATCCTAGTTACAGGGACGCAAACATTAAGGTCACTACTTATTTCAAAGTTTAATAATTTCATTCTGTTTTGTTTTTTTTATTCAACTAGCACTATGTCCCTAACTGTTATTACTTGGTATAATTTACCTTCATCAGTGACACTATGACCAGCGTGTTTGTCGTAGAAAACAACATCTCCATCAACCACTCCCTCAACTAGGTTTCCAGCGGAAATTATAGTTCCTTTTGAATACCTATTATCTAGATCAGTGTTTTCATTTAAAATTAAACCACTAGTCTTTTTTGGTGGTAGTTTTATCTTTTCTACCAACACGTAACTATTAATTGCTTTCATCGCCTCTCATATTTGAAATTACACAATTAGCAGATATAATAGTGGAAACTACACTCACCGCATTTTTGAGGGCCGATTTTGTAACCAAAACCGGATCTATAATCCCTTCGGTTAACATATCAACTGCCTCTCCAGTAACCACGTTAATACCAAGCCCAGGTGACATATCTCCTTCGTATTGTATACCAGCATTTGCTAATACCGTTAAGTAAGGAGCTCTTATAGCTTCTAGTAATATTCCTTCCCCCTCTGTTTCAGGGGTAATGTTTCTTGATGCATTTAATAGCGCAACACCACCTCCAGCAACAACACCTTCCTTTAAAGCTGCTTTAGTTGCGTATATTGCGTCTTCCACTCTATCTTTCTTTTCTTTCAACTCAACCTTAGAGTTAGCACCAACCTTCACAACTCCAACCGAACCGGATAGCATAGCTAACCTATTTTCAATCTTCTTTTGCATGAATGGATTAGTCTCTTTCTTTAGAACCTCATTGATCTGCTCTATCCTCTCTGTAACACCCTCTGGGACACTTTCTAGTGTCAATACTGTGTTTTGCGCACTTGTTACAGCGGAATCAGCTTCACCTAAGTGATCGATACTAATTAAATCTAGATCATCACCTAGTTCTTCGTTTATAACAGTAGCGCCAGTTAATAGTGCTAGGTCATCAATTGCTTCTGCTTTCATAGCTCCAAAACCAGGCGTATCAATTATGTTCACCTTTAGAACGTTTTTAACCTTGTTCATTAAAAGCGCCGATTTTACCTGCTGGCTTACTGAAGCCACTATAAGTAAAGATCGGTTATTCTTTATAACGTATTCTAATATACCTTCTATCTTCCTTATGTTAGGTATTTCACTGGCTACAATAAGTACAAGTGGTCTGTCTAATTCTGCCACCATCTTATCTTGATTAGTAACCAAATGTTGTGATGTAAGACCACACTCTATCTGAGCTCCATCTACAACCTCAACATATGTATCCTCTGTCGGGGAATCTTCCATTAGAACAACCCCGTTTGATCCGACAGCTTCATAAGCTTCCGAGATAATACTACCAAGAGCATCGTCATTGTTACAACTAATAACTGACACATCCCTAAGCATCTCACCTTCTACTTTTATCGATGTATTGTTTAAGTATTCTATAACCTTAGTCATCCCAGAATCTACACCAGACTTAATGTCCCTAATAGATAGTTCTGAGTGTTTATCCGCCATAGCTGTATTCAATAGCGATTCAGCAAGGACCGTAGCTGTAGTAGTACCGTCACCTGCTTCTTTCACTGTATTCCTAGCTGCTTCCTTTACTAAGGTAGCACCCATGTTTTCAACCGGGTCATATAAGACTACAGATTCTGCTACTGTAACACCGTCTTTTGTTATAACCGGATTTCCTCTCGCATCTTCATATATTACACACTTACCAGATGCCCCTAAGGTTGATTTTACCGCCCTAGCCAACTTTTCCACCCCTTTGGCTATTTTATTACTAGCCTCGTTATCAAAGTTAAGATCTTTGATTAAGAGACTTGGTTGATTGTACTCCATGTCTATATTTTATATTATTTAATTTAATTGTACTTCTTGTGTTTACAGGTTTTTTTTATATATACCTACTTGTTTTCCTTAACAAAGTTAGATTTGGACTTATCTAAAGCTTTCTTCCAAGATTTCCAAGCCTCACTATTCTTATCTGCTGGTTCAGCTCTAAGCAATCTCTCCGTTTGAGCCGAGTTCATAACTCCCTTTTCATCTTTGTAAACCGCGTTGCTATCTACTTTAACCTCCTCTTTACTAGCTTTTCTTTTATCACCAGGTCCAGTGAAGAACAATGGTGTCTTTTGTGTATATGCCATAATTGTTTTATTTATTTGTTTTATTTATTTGTTTTATTATTCATTACTTTAATACCGCCCTCGTAGTGTCCGATCTCCTCTCCTTTGTCGTTAAAGATCTTATCTTGGTCTTGAGCTTCACCACCATCTGTAACCGTAGTGTTTTCCTTTCTTTTCGCGGCTAAATGATTTTCATAATCATCCATGTTAGCATTACCTATGTTAGGTGTCTCCTTTTTTTCCTTCCCCTTCTTTTTCTTCTTATCATCAACCTTAACAACAGTTCCATCCGACTGTGTTGTTTGAAAGAATAGTGGGGTTTTTTGTATATATGCCATGACTAAGCCACTACGTTTTGATCAGTCTCTGGTTGAGGTACCGCTGCGATAGCGTTAGGATCTTCTTGAGTAGCTGCATTTGGATCTACATTAGCTGTTTGATCTCCAGTCTGTGTTGTTTGTGTTGTTTGTGATGTAAAAGCTGGGTTCTTACCTCTAATACTTCCGATAGGATCTGCAACAGCGTTTAAAAATTTATTCTTTGGAGCGAACTTTTTTACTAAAGCACCCACTGGGTTCAGTAATGTCTTTAAGAAACCTTTGTTAGGTGAATCTCCTGGTAGAGCAGATTTACTGTAATTAGCGTTTGTCCCATGTTTCGATGTTAAATCGAATTCTGCGTAGTTTTTCCCTGTGTTTTTTAATCTAAATGCCATAATTTTTGTTTTTTTTTTTAAGTTCTTTTTTTATATCCAGGGTCAGCGTATGTATTACTACCCTCAGTCTTAGTGCCCTTTCCACGATTACCTCTATTCTCTTCAATTGATACAAACGATTGGGTTTTATGATCCCAATCTTTACCCGTTAAATCTATACCCTTCTTTAGAGCAGCACGTCTAGCTTTTTGAGCACCAGCTCTATATTTCTTTCTCTTATCAGAATTAGCCATAGCGAGATTAGCCGCATTCTCTGAAGCAGTCTTAACTTCCTTCAAAGGTGTCTTGTAATATAAAGGTCCATTCATCTTGTATGCCATATCCGTTATTATTACATAGTAAAAAATTTTTTTAA